TGGGCTTTTATCTTTAACCACGTTAGTAACGCCATTATTAAAATGTGTTGTCATGTCAGTCTCCTTTTAAAATATGACCAGTAAATAGTCCTCATGACTATTTACCAACATTAACATTAAAATAATTTATAAAACAAAAAAGGCGCTCTTACAAGCGCCTTCTTTGAATCTGGGAGGATCCAGTGTAAGTTTATGAACCTTGTGATCCGTATACACAACGAGGATCAGAGTAACCAAAGCTGTATCTCTCACGAGCTTTGTATCTCATATTTCCTGTGTCAAAGTCACCTTCCATGCCAGTAGCAAGTGGTGCTCTTACAAAGTGTTTAAATCCATTAGGACAATCAGTTTTTAGGAACCATGCATCTGTGTCAGTTAAATAGTGATTTACTGTATAACCTTCAGGGATCATGCCCATATTTTTGATAGCATTGATATCATTATCAGCAGTACCAACTCTAAGAGTAGAATTTAAAATTCTATCAGCTACAAATTGAATGTTTACAGGAATAATTAATTTTCTTCCTTTCATTGCAATTTTTAAGCCTCTTTCATCGATAAAGCCGGCAATGTCAATCAAGCCTTGCTCTAATGAGGTTTCGTTAAGGTCGGCATCAGTAGAACTTCTGTTTGACCAGGTTCCACCAAAAGTAGTGCCGTGACCAGTTGCTACTAATGTAGAACCGTCACCACCAGTTGTAGAGAACGCAGTGTTCAGTACATTGGCACCCCTAACTTGTTTAGTATAAGCCATAGATCTAGCTAGTGCTTTAGTGTAACGAGCAGATAAAGTATCGTATAGGTTATCTTCTACCGCTTCTTCTGTTAACGCAAACGCTAATGCGATTGTATCGTGAACATATCTTGCGGTGAAAGATTCTTTTGCAGTATCAAAATCAACTGCAGCACCTTCCGCTTTTACTGCTGCTTCACCAAAACCCACCAACATAACTTCTTCTTCAAAAGCTCTGTCGCTTGATTCTTGGCTAAAAATTTCTGCACTCTCGTTCTCATAACGAGCGTACTCCAGTCCAAAGAGGGCGTTTAGGCCAGGTTCTAACTCTTTGGCTAGTTGTGCTCTTGAAATAGCCATAGTATTTTATCCTTTCCTATTATACGCCATCAGTACCAGTACCACCCATAAGCTGGTGATTATTAATTTTAATAACGATAACCGAGTTATTCGCAGTAGTGTTATTACTCGGAGTGTCATAAAAAGAAATTAATCTTGCTTGATGAGTAGCAGTAGTAGCTTTGGAACTAGAATCGATTTCAACGCCTGAAATACCAGTAGTAGTATTTCCTGTGCCAAAAACGAAATTAACGTTTTCATTCAAATTTGCCGCTACAAGATTATTCCCTACGGAGTCTTGTTGACAAATGAATGTTTGCATTGGATTATCCCATATAAATCCCTTCGCATCTCCAGGAGATAACGATGCAGGAAAATATGGCGACCAAGTCGGTTTGCTTGTAGTTGGATCCGTATAAAAACAGCCTCCAAACACACCGCATAAAGCTTTGGTATTATCAGCAACTTCTACAGTTCCGTCATTTTTATAAGTTACGGGATCGCCTGTAAAGATTGCAGTACCTTGATTGTCTGCTAAAGCATATTGTGTTTGTCCACCATTGTTAGGAGTCATACCTACATGAGCAACCGGGATAAGCCCAAAAGGGCTGTCTATATTTGCCATGTTAACATCCTTCTAGTCTGGCTTGGTGGCACTCTTACCCAACTTATTTGGACTTTGAGCCTCCACCAAATGTTACTCTGCTCTGCCTCTCTTTCGAGATAGGCATGCTAGGATGCTCTTCTTTCATTAGATCATTTTCAACAGATGCTTGTTGATCCGTAGTTAGGCTAGAGAAATATTTATCTCTATCCTCTTTCGTTTCAAGTGGGCATCTCATCAAAATTAATCCTCCGACTCCAATGACACCTTTGTACTTCCCGTCGGCAATCGAAGGTAAATCAACTCTGTCTGGGTATTCACTTAACATAACAAACTCATACCCACTTCGTAGTCTTGCCATAACGTTTTTCTCGTCTTGCTCACCACGAAATTCATAGCGGATCCACCTATGGTGAAAACCTTCCGGAGGTTCAGGTGCTTCTAAACTTGAAGGAGGAACCCATCCTCTTGTTCGAGCAGCCTTTTCTCGGGTTTCTATTTTGCGTGGGGATTTTTTTATTTTCTTTGCAGTCATATATTACGCCTCCTTCACGTATTTTGCGTATTCTTCTAGTGGCACATTAAGTCTTTTAGCAATAGCTACTTGTGAAGGTGTGAGCTTCACGACTCGGCGTCCAGATTTCGTTTTTCGTACGGCCGGCGCCACAGTCTGAACGGGCTGCTTTGTCTCGGGTTTTTTATCCTCAATAGGTTTATCATTTGTTTTACCATCTGTAAACTTATGAGGAAACTCTTTTCTTATCCTCGTGTTAATTTCATTATAGTACTCATCGCTCATTGGGTCAAATCCTTCTTGTGTTATGAGGCGATTATGTAAAGCCATAGCCGCTCCGGTCATAACATCATCGGTTCCAAACCATTGATTTTGAGAAGCCCAGTCCTCTGCTTTAGTATCAATAGGAGCCATTTCTTGGGGTAGGGGAGTTGCTTGAGTAGTTTGATCAGTTGTGGGGGCATATAATCTTTCATCATTTTTTTGTGCTGCTTTCATTTGAGTTAAACGAATAGACTCCGCTTTCGCCTGGGCTAAGGCTTCTTGCGCATCAATCTGAGCTTGTGTATCATTATCTTCAATTGCTTTTTTTAATTGAGATTTAGCAGCTTCAGCAGCTTTGGCTACTCGGCCTTCATACTCTGTGACATACCCTTTACCCACATTAGTATATTTCTGTTTTAAATCTTGATTCTCTTCTTGAACATCTTTGTATGCTCGTTCCATCTCTCGCATACGACCAACAAGATTATTAATTCTTTTTTGAACACCTTTACTATATTTTTCTAAGTCTTCAGTCTTATAAGGATCTTTTTCTGATTCCTCTTCTTTTACTTCTTCTACTTCTTCTACCTTAATTTCTTCTACATCTTTTATCTCTTCTGGAGGAATTTCTTTTATGTTACTTTCTTTAACCTCTATTTCTTCAGGTGCATCTTTTTCTTTTAATTCCACTTCCACGGCATTACCTGTCGTATCTAAAGGAACCATCTTTTCGTTTTTAGGGACTACTTGTTCAGTTGGCATATTATCTCCATATTAAAATAAAGTTGCTGGCAAAATATCTCTTGGATCATCAACTGTTGCCAGTATTTCATCATCGTTAATTATCCTTAATTCACCACCTTCAATACGAATACGGGCGCCCGCATATTTCGTAATTAGTACCCAATCATCTTCCTTGCACCAAGGACCATTAGGAAATCTTTCTTTATCTTTATAAGCATCTGGACCTACTTTCAAAACCTTACAAATATTTGTAGCAATTTGCGATTGTTCGATTGTTTCATCGGTTAAATGAAGTCCAGCTTTTGTTTTCTTTTTTAAGAGTAATGGAAATAAAACTATTCTAAACCCAGTTGGCACAGGAACTTTTTCAAGTTCATTATTCTTTTTCTTTAAAGGGCGTTCATTAATATCTACGATATTATTTTTTGGTAAAATCACTTTGTTCGTCTTCATATAGCTCCTGTTTTTTTAGCAGGTCCGTGAGTTCCTGTTCTATTTCATTATAACCATGCAATTTACCTAAGAGATATTTATAATTCTCAAAAGTTTTTGCATCCCCAGTTATAACATCATTTACTTGGTCTTGTCTAGTTTTGAAAATCTTTCTTAAATAATCTACAATTTTTATTATATCCATTATTTATTATACTCATCTTTAAATTGACGTTCTAATATTTCTTTTTTATCTTCGGCTCCAGCCATTTTTTCTAATAGTTTATCCATCTCTTCTGTATGTTGAGGATGTTCACCAATAGCTACAGGATTTTCAAAATAAATTCTTAGTCTTGCCCTTGCATCTAATATTTCATGCTTATATTTTAGATGTAAAGCCTCATATAATTCTTTTGCTATACGCATGTTTCCATCATCTTTGCCATACGTTGACAACGTGCTGGGGTTTGACGAGCCCAACGGGAATCTAACATTTGTACTCCCGCCTCTTTATAATTTTTTTCTTCAAGGGCCAAAAGCATTTTAGCAAACTTACTTACTCCTGACGTTCCCATTTGAAAGACCATTTCAATAATTAAATT